TCCCCCGCAGTTGCCTTCGAGGGGAGGCTCACGCTTCCCCTCTTTTTTGTACACTTGCGCTGTTTATCAACTACGGGTTAGCATCGCAATCATGGAAACTTCTACACAGCAAGCAATTAAGGCGATCCGAGATCGCGCAAAGTCGGCAGGGTTTCGGCTCTCCGACGTGGGCAGGGTTGCCAACATTGACCCAGCCCAACTCTCACGGTGGGCAACCGGCAAGACGGTCCCTTTGTACTCATCAATCATCAAACTCAATGAGGCCGTTGACGCGCTGGTAGAGGCCAGGCTGCTGATGCTACAGAAGGAGAGCCAGCAGTGATTCACTATCACGGGACGCCTATCAGTCCCATGAAGGCCATAGAGACAATGGGCGGCAAGCACTTTTGTGTGTCGTATGCACGTCCTGATGATCTCAAACGCTGCTTGCGTATTGGTCAATCCTTGATGCTAGACAACGGCGCATTCAGCGCAAAAACAAGAGGCTTACCCTTTGACCGCAATGGGTTTTATGGGTGGGTGGAACCCTTATTGGCGCATCCGCATTGGGGTGTTGTGCCTGACGTGATTGATGGGTCAATAGATGAGCAGCGCGAAATGGTGAAGTCTTGGCCTTTCCGCAAGGAGATGGGCATTCCTGTGTGGCATCTTGGCTTGCCAATTTCTTACCTTATTGAGCTTTGTGATGCATGGGGGCGGGTATGCTTTGGGTCAGCCGGTGAGTTTTGGCAGATTGGCACATCAAAGTGGTGTCACCGTATGGACGAGGCATTCAACGCCCTAGTAAACACTTACGGCAGGCAAATACCTTGGGTGCATGGAATGCGTATGCTTGGGCAGGCAAGCGGACCGTGGCCTTTGGCGAGTGCCGATTCGACTAATGTTGCGCTGCATCACGCAGAGCATTTAGAGTGCGCCGGTTGCATGGCAAAGCGCATTGATTCAACCAATCCACCGACAAAGTGGAATATTCAACCACTACAGGAAGTTTTATGCTGATTGCTGCCATCGTTGTTTACGCCATTGCCATGACATTGGCAAACCTATCCATTGCCACCTTTGGCGTTTGGGTCAGTCCCATCAATGCGTTTTTGTTTATTGGACTCGACCTGGCATTGCGGGATTGGTTGCAAATGAAGATTAAGGCGTGGCAGATGGCGGTCTTAATTTCAGTCAGCGGCATCCTGACCTATGCCTTGAACCAGGATGCTGGCATGATTGCCGTAGCATCTGCTGCATCTTTCACGCTGGCGGCGTTGGCCGATTGGGCGGTGTTCTCAAAGGTGACAGGGTCATGGTTCAAGCGTGCCAATGTGTCCAATGTTGCTGGTGCAGCAGTTGACTCTGTGGCATTCCCGACCATTGCTTTTGGCGTGCTGATGCCGGAAATCATTGCGCTGCAATTTGCCGCTAAAGTGGCTGGTGGATATGTTTGGTCTGTACTGCTGGGGAAAGTCAAGTGAGGATCATCTCTATTGACCCTGGGCTGAGTGGAGCCGTCGCGCTGCACGTTGACGGAGCCTTAAAGTCCGTGACGGATATGCCGGTGGTCAGCATCATGCGCGGCAAGACTCAGAAACGTCAGGTCTCGGCGCAGGGGCTGGCTACTCTCATTATTGACTTGAAGGCAGACCACGCAGTTATTGAGAAGGTGTCCGCAATGCCAGGTCAGGGCGTGAGTTCAATGTTTTCCTTTGGCCGCAGCGCTGGCGTGATTGAGGGAGTCTTGGCCGCGCTGATGGTTCCGCAGACCTTTGTGCAACCGGCGGTGTGGACTAGAGCCATCACCCGTGGGATTGGCAAGGACGCATCCCGCAGCCGCGCAATGGAACTGTACCCGTCGCATCAGAAAGAGTTTGCTCGCGCCAAGGACGATGGCAGGGCTGACGCTGTGCTGATCGGCTTTTGGTACTTGAGGGAGTTGACAAAGTGACAACAGACGAGATCAAGGTCATGCGTGACCACATCATCTACCTCGGTACTCAACTGGAGACAGAGCGTCACCAGTCGGGTCAGAAGACCGTGCTGCTGAAACGGATGCTGGACCCTGAAGACCTGGGACACGCGGTTAGCACCGAGGTGCGCAAGTTGGCGTACCAAATCCTTATCCATGACACGGACAACGAAAGAAAACAATGGCGAACAAAATAACTTTACGTGCAAGTGCATCCTCACGTTGGATCGCCTGCCCAGCGTCTGCACGACTCTCTGAGGGCGTTCCCTTTGAACCATCAGGTGAGGCAGCGCAGATCGGTACTGCCATCCACGCCCTGGCCGAGAAGTGCTTTGGCACGGGAGAGAAGGCTGATGCCTACCTTGGCAAGTCTGTCGAGGGCATCACGATGACTCAAGAGAACATCGAGTTTGCCCAGGCTCACATTGACCACATTACAAATCTGAAATCTGAACTTGGGGCTGTAAAGGTTGAGCAGTACGTGACGGTCTTTGATACTCCCGCTGTGAAGTTGGGCGGTACTGCTGACGTGATCGGGTTCGGTAACGGCATCCTTGAGATTGCAGACCTGAAGACGGGGCGCGTTTACGTGGATGCGGACAGCAGTCAGATGAAGATTTACGCGCTGGGTACGCTGGCCAAGATCAAGAGTAAGCCTGTGGAGACTGTCAGGCTGTCCATCATCCAGCCCCACTCAGGCGATACACGTACACACACCATGAAGGTTGAAGAATTAAATCAATGGATGGACGACGTTCTGCTGCCCGCCATCAAGGAAGCAGCCGACGAAAACGCACAGCCCAAGCCATCTAGTAACGCCTGCCGTTACTGCCCTGCCAAGGTGATCTGCCCCGCGCAGACCAAGGCATTGGAACTGATACCCGTCAAGTTGGATGTCAAGACTCTCGCGCCTGAAGTGGTCAGCGACCTGTTGGCTCGGTCTGAGATGGTCGAGGACTTCATCGCGGCACTGCGCAAACACGCCACTAAGGTCTTAGAAGACGGCGGTGTCCTGTCGGGCTGGCAACTGTCACCCAAACGCGCAACGCGCAAATGGATAGATGAGGCTGCGGCAGTAGTCGCGCTTGAGGCTGCGGGTATCGAACACAGCAAACTCATGCTGACCGAGATCATTTCCCCCGCGGTGGCAGAGAAACTCTTGGGTAAGGAAAAGAAACACGTCCTTGAGGACATTACGAAAAAAGAATCTTCTGGTTTAACGCTTGCCAAAGCGGTTGGACTTGGACAATAATCACCTCCCCGTGACTACTTAGTCACATAACCTTGAAAGCAAAACGCTAAATGCTAAATCTCTCATCATCCGGCGGTTCAGGAAACTACATCCGCTTCTCACCCCAGGCTAACGCTTGGACAAACTCAAACAACGAGGAAATACAACTCAAAAAGGTGGTCTTCGACATTGACAACGTGCAGACTGGTTGGCTCTTGCTGGCTGTCGGTCAGCGCGAGTGGAACCCTGATGTGTCTCTCGGCAAGAAGGGTCCGCAGCCAACGCCTGAACACAAGCGTGGGTTCATGGTGACGCTGTACAACAAGGAGATCGGCGCAGCCGAGTGGTCTAGCAACGGTGTCGGTCCTAACATGGGACTCGAAGCACTCTACAACGCAGTCTCTGCACAACGCGCAGCCAACGCTGGTAAGTTGCCAGTGATTGAGTACACAGGCGCAAAGTTGGAGAAGATTGGTAAAGGCACAACCCGTGTACCAGCCTTCAACATCGTGAGCTGGATTGAGCGTCCTGCTGGCATGGACTCTGTGCAAGCGCAGGATGACGGTGAACAGCAGTTCACGGCATCAGGCACTGTTGCACAAGCAGCGCCAGCAAAGTCAGCAGCAGCGCAAGCTGTTGAAGAAGACGAGATGTTCTAAACATCAAGAAAAGACGGGGCTGCTTAACGGCGGTCCCGTTTTTTTGTCTCTATGAAAATACTAAACGAAGAATTTTTGGAGTTGCTCGTAATTGCATTGGCTCAAAGGGTCTATGAATTGGAGCAACGTATTGAAACACTAGAAGAAGAATGGGATGACCATGACTAAACATACACAAGGGCCTTGGTATCACACTGGCAAGGAATTCAATGATGTTCGTGATGCAGATGATGAACTTGTTGCAGTTGCATTGCATTTGCGGGTTGGTCAGCCTGAACGATCAGTACAAGAAGCCGCTGCAAACGCGCGCCTGATCGCCGCCGCGCCTGAGCTGCTGGAGGCTTTGAACCAGCTTGTAAAAGCAGAACAAAGAGCAGCCAATTTGTCGTTTTGTGCGGACACCTATGCACAAGAGAGCGTCAGATTTCAGATGTATGACGCAATGCAAGCCGCACAAGCCGCCATCGCCAAAGCAACAGGGGGTGCAGCATGAAATGCATCGTCAAAGACTGCGCAAACCATGCCAGTCAAGGGAAATTTATTGGGAGCCTTTGCGCCCCCTGCCACGCCTTCATAACCACAGGAGTGGGGAAATATTCCCAAGCCTACAGAAACGCCATCCTGATCGCAGAAGTGCCTGAGTTGCTGGAGGCGCTTCAATTGGCTGATGCATTACTTTCAGGTGCAAACATGAACGTAAGCGTTGTTGAGAAAAAAGTCAAATCAGCCATTGCAAAAGCAACAGGGGAAACCGTATAAATGCAAGCCGAACAAATAGCGCAGGCACTAGGCAACGCAAAGCAAGCAAAGGGATCGTGGCTGGCATCTTGCCCAGTCCAAAGCCACGGTAAGGGCAACGGGGACAAGAACCCAAGCCTATCCATCACGGAGACTCAGGACGGCAAATACTTGTTCCACTGCCACGGCGGGTGCGACCAGCAGGACGTGTTCAACGCAATCAGAGACAGGGGTCTTTTGCCGGAACTACCGAAACGCGAGGAAATATTCAGCAGCCTCGCCACGATCGTGCCGCAGCCCATGACCTTGGAGCAGGAGTGGGAGTACATGGACGAGGACAGGAACACGCTGTTTATCAAGCAGAGGTTCAAGACGAACACGGAGAAGGGCAAGGACTACAGGCTGGTCCGAGTTGACGCACTCGGCAGACGGCACTCGCGCCTTGGAGATGTAAGGATTGTCCCTTACCGATTCCCCGAACTCTTGGACGCAAAGACAGCAGGCCGTGCCATCTACTTGGTCGAAGGCGAGAAGGCAGCCGACGCGCTGGTATCCATCGGAGCCATAGCCACAACGTCACACGCAGGGGCTGGGCATTGGCCTGCTGAGATAACGCAGTACTTCGCAGGGGCGAATGTGGTGGTGGTTCCCGACAACGACAAGGCGGGGCAGGAGTACGCCAAGAAGGTAATCAAGAACCTATTGCCGGTGGCTAAGTCTGTCAGGTACTTAGACCTTGATCTTCCGTTCCCTGGCGATGACGCCTTCGAGTGGGTGAAGATGGGAGGCACGAGGGCTGAACTTGCGGACCTTGCAAAGAAACTCCCAGCCATCACGGAAACGGATACCGCAACGAACAGCGAACAGGTAGAGCCGTACTATGAAAATAGTACATCAGATGACTACGACTTCAACTCAACTGAGCATGAGGAGTCAACCAAGGCCAAGCCCCTGTTCCTGAACATTGAGTCGTGGGACACGATTCAGGACGAGCCAGTGGAGTGGCTGATTGAGAAGGTCATACCTAAGAAGTCCTTTGTCGCCCTGTACGGACCGCCAGGCTCATACAAGTCCTTCATTGCCTTGGACATTGCCGAGGCGGTGGCAACGGGCAGGACGTGGATGGGTAACGAGATCAGGACTCCAGGCGCGGTGCTGTACATCTGCGGAGAGGGACACGGCGGTATTGGGGCAAGGATCAGGGCTTGCAAACTCCACAACAAAACGCAGCAGGGCGCGGAAATCTACGTCATCAGACACCAACTCAACCTGCGGTCGAGTGAGGAGGACTTCAACCTATTGATGCTGTCTATCCAGCAACTCATCAACGACACGGGCGTGGAGTTCAGCCTGCTGCAAATAGATACTTTGGCCAGAGCCTTCGGCGGCGGCAACGAGAACGACAGCCAAGACATGGGAGCGTTTATCACCAACATAGGCCGAGTCCAAAGGATGCTGGACTGCACCATCATGATCTTACATCACTCAGGAAAGGATGCCACCAGAGGGCTGCGCGGCCACTCTTCACTATTAGGAGCCGTGGACACGCAATTGGAACTGCTGAAGATGGAAGGTGGTAAACGTGACGGGATTGCCGGATCAGGACTCTTAACCATCAGTAAGCAAAAGGACGGCGCGGACAACATCAAGATCGGATTTGAGATGGTTGAGGTGCAGTTATCAGCGTCCAGTTTGGGCTTGGAACCCGTCATCAGCCTTGCCGTTAACCCTTCGGATGAGGCAACAAGGGTCATGGCGGACACGGAAAAGAAGGAGAAAAAGCCTCCTTTGATGCGGGATAAGGGCGGCGATCAGAAGGTTTGTATTGACTCTCTGCACAAGGCAATCAAGGAATTTGGGGAGATGCGGGACCTTGACGGCAAGAGAAACAAGGCCGTAAAGATCGATTATTGGAAGGAAAAGTTTAAGGAAGTGTGGGGATATGAGAAAACTGGCAAGCAGATTTCCAACAAATTCAGCTTCCTGATGCGTCAGTTTGTAGCAAGAAATAAGGTTGTTGTGTTTAAGGATTACGTTTGGGCGGTCTTTGAGGACGAATCTGAGTTTGGTGGTGATGATGAGTGAAAGTAAACAAATGGTAAACAAATGGTAAACAAATGGTGCGTCCATTTGTTGGTGATAAATGTAAACAAATGGTGGCAAATCCCTTAAGGGATGCCCATCCATTTGTTTACATTCATGAGGACAGCGTAAGAAACTAGTAAGGATTGATATGGTGACTAAAAAACGTGGAGTCGAGGCAAAGATCGAGCAGCCAAGTTTTCCAGCAGACCCGTTTAAGGTTAAGTTGAACTCGTTGCTGTTGTCGATCAGTAATCGGAACAAAGACCACACTGCGGTGTGGGGTACTGATCGTTTGATTAACTTGGTGGATGCCGAACTCAGGACTAAGTTTTGGAATCAGATGGAGCGGGTCTGGTTGGCTCAAGAGAATCGGGACGAGGAAAGATTGGAGAAGGCGGTCAAGGGAATGATTGCGGGGTATGACGCTTTGGAGCGGTACGCGGTTGCGAACGGGATCAACCCGATGCCTGACATTGCGGCGATTGAGCATGAGATGGCCGACGGTTCGGTGATGGTCATTGTCAAGACGAAGGCTGACGCGTTGCTGTACCAGCAGTTCCGTCCAGAGGTACAAGGACGGCACATCTGGAATATGGAGGAGATCGAGACGATGATGGCTGGTGCGGTTATGCGAGAGGTCATCAAGATCAAGCAGTTGGATGTTGGAGCCACGATGGTGAAGGTGGGCGGTGACAGCGGGTTCGATGACATGGACAGTGACTTGGACTTCAGCAAACCGTCAACGCTGCCAAAGAAGTTCAACACGGAACTGGCTGAGGCTGGCAGGAATGCCTCAATTTGACGAGAAAATAGGTAGGTTGATAGGTTGGGTGCTTGGATAGACTAAAACGCTTAGAAAGGGCTTAGAAATGGCTGGTAGACCGAAACGTAAGGAGGACTTGATTAAATTGGATCAGATTCCACAGGAGCAGATCATCGTGATGCTGGAGGAGGGCAAGTCGATTACGCGGGTATGTATGGCGTTAGGCGTGGGTCGGACGGCCATGAATGTGTGGTTAAGCAAGCCAGAGAACGTAGAATTGGTCTCGC